TTGCGTTATCGTCTGGCCAGCGCCTCCGCCGCCGCCTCCGTTGCCTCCATGATTCTGATATTTGCCGTAAGAGTACCCTCCGGAATTATTATCCTGATATGCCGTCCACTCAGTTGCGACGCCCGTCGAGCCATTACCACCTTTTCCACCTCCGGCAATACAAGTAACGGCGTAGGTAGCGGTTTCAGGTACTATCCAATTTCCGGACGAGGTGATCACCACTTCCGACTGCAAGTTAAGCAGTCTGTCCCAGGCATCTTTCACGCCCTTGGCAGAAATCGCCACGCCGTCCTTGGCCGCCGTCCCTTCCTCAAAATCATCCGTGAGCTTCACATGCCCGTAAAACTGAAAATTGCCTTTGCCGTAGGCATCGGGATTTTCCGAGGCATGCACACCAAGGGAGAGAATGCCTGGCGTCGGCGCTTCCTCGCCCTCGGCGGCTTCGGTAGGAAGGGTAACTTCCAGGCCCTCGCCCACCTGGACGATGCCGGGCGCGTCGGGCGTAGCCAAAGTGACAGGCTCAGTCGAGATGACGCCGTTTTCGTCAACGCTGATGCCCTGGCCGATCTGCACCATGCCCAGCTTGTCCGGGGTGGCCGGGGTGTTACCTACTAGCGCGGCTGCATTCGTTGCTTCCACCGCCTTGTCATAGGCCGCCTTCACTGCGTAGGCGGTGGCCGCCACGTCCTTTGCCGTGCTGTCCACGCCGGAATACAGCGGCGGGGTATCGCCCTTGGGGCCTTGCGGTCCAGATGGTCCCTGCGGGCCGGGCGCTCCGTCAGCGCCAGACGGGCCTTGCGGCCCCTGTTCACCCTGAATCCCCTGTGGACCCGGCTCCCCCTGCGGGCCAGGCGCTCCGTCAGCGCCATCCTTGCCGTCCTGGCCGTCAGCGCCTTTCATGCCGATGCATATCCAGTAAATGCTGTCCGGCGCTTCCGGCAGCGCACCAGCCGGAACTTCCCGGACGGCCTGATAGGCGTTGCCGTTGCGGCGCACACAATCCATCGCCTCATAGGAGAGATCCGGATCATAATCGCCTTTGAATACAGTCCGGACCCGGCCTAACTTAACTGTCGCCAAAGCTAACCTCCAGTTCGCCGGTTGTTTTGTTGATGCTGAAATCTCCAACAGTGGAAAGATCACCTGTGTGGGAGAGCGTCAGGTAGCCGTCATCGGAGACGTGAAAACGCAGGAATGCCGCATTGACCACTGTGCTGGTAATGTCGCCAGGTTCGCCTTTGGGGCCTTGCGGACCTTGCGGGCCTTGGGGACCGGGATCGCCCTGCGGTCCCTGTTCGCCCTTTTCTCCGCGCTCCCCCGTGTCGCCTTTCCGGCCTGGTTCTCCCTGCGGGCCGGGAACGCCTTGGATACCCTGGGGCCCTTGCAGACCATCCTGCCCGCGCGGACCCTGAATGCCTTCCGGCCCCTGCGGCCCGGTGGGGCCTTCGGGAACGCCGATGTACAGCATGCCGGTATCGAAATCGTATTCCGCGTAACCGGGACTGTCCCTGCTGCGAACTACTGTGCAGCCCATGCTGCGGAACAGCGCCACGGTTTTGTCAAAGTCAGCCTTGTTCTCCAGAAGTTCGGCAAGGGCTTCCAGGCACTTCTTCAAGGTTTCCCAGGCCCGGTTGGCGGCTTCAACTGCCGTTTCGCCGTCCAGGGCGTCAAAGGCTTCCTGACAAATGAAAAGAAGCTGACGGACTTCGGTGTCCAGGTCAGCTTCTGTAAGGGTGCTGCCGTCGCGGAAATCAACCAGTGGGTCTTCCCGTGCGGTCAGGCGACGTAGGTTTATGTTGGCCCCCGTGGGAGGCGGCTCGGTAAAGCGGATCATATTCTCGCTTTGGAAGATGTAGTCCGTGCCTTCCATCAGGTCCGCAGCATCCTGATCCGCACCCTCCGGTGTGAGGGAGACATGGACATGCGCCGTGTCCAGATAGGGGAAGGGCACGAGATAGTCGCGCGTCGTGCCGTCCCCGGTGTAGTTGATGTAGGTGAGGGGCATTATTAATAGTCCTTCAAGGCGTCCAGCAATTGCTGCTGGTTGAGTGTTGTCATTTTCCCACGTCTGGAGGCCACGCGCTGAAAGTCGGATTGGCGTATCAGGGCTTCCAGCTCCGCATCTTCATCTATCAGTGCGTCCTGGGCCGCCTGCCGGTAGGTGTTGATGATCCTGCGGATCGCCAGGGAGCGCGGGCCGTTTTCCTTGTCCGGGGGGTCTGCAAGGAGGCGTCTGTGCAGATCGTAGTCAGAGCTGTTGAACAATTCTTCCAGAGTTTCGTACATGGTTTTCCCACCTACGCGGATGGTTCCATGCAGTTCCTGCAAGCGGCTTAACTGCGCGGAGGACAATTCAATCCCTTTGAGCCGTTTCGCTGGAGGACCCTGGATGGATTCAGCCATGTTGTTCAGCTCATCCAGCACCATGTCTTTCTTGTTCCTCGGAAAAAGGTCATAGGTCACCACATCGCCTGTGACCCAACTGCGCCGGGCCGGAAGGGCCTGTGAAAATCCCGGTACGGTATTCATCAGATAGTCCGTGATGCTGCGGGCCTCCCGCATGGGATCGTCCATCTGCTGGCGCATGAAGCGGGCGGCGGAGGCAAAGGGAACGAAAGTGCTGCCGAACCGTCCCAGGTACTGGATTGCGGTGCGATCCGGATCATTCATCAGATCAATGAACTCGGAGACGCCCTGCATGTAGGTTTTGGAGGTGATATTATTGACGAAAGCCGCCGTTACGGCCTTGAGGGCCTTTTCATAGGACGCCTGTGCGACATACTGCCGGGCGACGTTCAGGTCAGCCATGATGCCGAAGAACATCCCCACCGGGTCCAGGCGTCGGTAGGAGAAATAGTGGTCTCCCACGCGGATGCTGTAGGGTTGCCAGCCGGTGGCTTCCAGGGCCTTGCGCTGTTTTTCGTCAACCGGTGGGCTGCCGGTGACGCATCCGGCTCCGGCCAGGGTGCCGACCGTAATCATGGTCAGGCTGCCGACTGCGACGCGCGCTTTAGCCATCGCCGCCTGTTCTCCCCCGGCGGCCAGAGCCTCCCTGGTCCTGCGCGACGTCAGACAGAGCAGCGGGGTATGGTCCGTGAAGTCCCGAAAAAGGTTCACGGGGGTTTTGACAAAAGGCACGACAATCCGCAGCATCGGGTGCTGATTGACGCCCTGCTGCATCCAGCCGCCCATAGTGTCGTGGCCCAGACTCTGGGTCCATGTGGATTCACGGGCGTACTGGATGTGTTCCTGTAGCAAATCATCGGAAAGGGCATCGCCCATCAGCTTGCCTTCCGTTTTCGGATCAAAGGCCCGATCCATTTCCTTCCGGACATAGGCGTCGATTTCAGCCGGATCAACGATTCCCCGCTCCCCGGCCAAGCGTTTCAGGCGTGCTGAATAGGAGGCCCGGAAGTTGAGCTGTTTGAAGAACTCGTCCGTGCCCACCATTAGGCGGGAGGGGATGCGGGCGTAGGGGCCAAACCAGCCCATCCCGCGCGCCAGCATTTCTTCAACATCCGTCAGTTCCCGCTCCTGGCCTTTAAGAAAGAGTTTGCGGACGTTCTCATAGGTCATCTGGGCTGTGGCGTTGGCCTCCAGTTTTCCGGAGGCGTTGTCCAGGATGTTGTTTCCGATCTTGGCCGCTTTCTTGCCCAACCGCCAGGCTTCGCCGGTGTACTGGACAAGCCCGGAGAACATATCGAAGGCTTCCTGACGCATGGCCGCATTGCCGGAGATGGCCCCGGCTAGGTAACGCTCGGCTGGCATGACGGCTGCTTTCAGTGCGTTGCCAATGACATTGGCTCCGATAGTGAAGGGTCCGGAGAGCATGTTGTTGATCCGGAATTCGTTCAGGATGCCGAGCTTGCTGGCTGTATCGAAGCGATTCGTCAGCTTGGCGATCTTGGCCGGATTGTTGGCATTGGCAAGGATGTCCGCCATCAGGCGCTCTCGCTTCTGTGTGGTCCAGCCACGGGCGGCGAGATCAGTCGCAATGTCTTCTTTGTGACGCCCGACAGGAAGGGTCACCCATTCCGCAGTCCGCACATTTCCGGCTGAATCCACGCTTGCCAGCCATTTGAAGGCGTTCAGATTTCGCCCGGACAGGGTCTTGAGGTTGCGCTGGGCCAGATAGAGGTTGTCAAGGTTGGTCTTGAGCACATCCACCCGCGCCCAATCCTGGAGCAGCATTTCCCCGCCGTTTAACTTGTACTGTCGGGCGATGCGGGCAAGGGCGCTCGCAACAAAGTCCGTGCTCATCTGGATGAAGCGAGCCGCGTAACGAACGTCCTTGAGCGGAATCTCGCCGGAGACGGCCTTCTTGAACAGGTCTTGCATGGGAAGCATGCCGTACTCGGAAGCCATGCGGTCTGTCTCTTCCTTGAGCATCTCAAGGGTTTCCGGACCACGGGCCTTGATTGTCTTCGCTTCCAGATCACGATGGGTTTTTTCCAGAAGCCTCAGCGCGTCAGGATCATTGAGTATTTTATCAGAGAGTGTCACATCCTCCTGCAAGGCCCTGATGGCGCTCTCCCTGTCCGGAGCTTTGTTGATCGTCTCCGTAATCTTCCGCAGGGTATCCAGACCTTTTTCCTCATGGAGCATGACCGTAGGTGGCTCGTAGCCTTCGACATTGGGGGCCAGGCGCTTGGGAATGCCGCGCATGGCCGGGTCCGTGCCGTCATCGGCATTGCGGGCCAGGAAGGCGTTATCGGGATCAACGGCGAATGGGGCCGCGTTCTTCGGTTCACCGGCAATGTTCTTCCCCGCGCTGTCCATCAGGCCGTCAGATTGATCCAGGCTGTCCATGAAGGCGGCTTTGGTTTCCTGGGGCAGCTTTTCCAGCTGCTCATAAGCCTCCCGCATGTCCTCGGAGGTGATTTTGAGCACCCCTTCCTCAACGCCATTTTCCAGGACGGCGGCATCCCCTTTACGGAACGCGCGATAGATACGCTTGCTGACGGTGCCCAGGATAATGGCCAGTGGCTCAGTAAGAGCGCCCAATGCCACGCCTTCAAAGGCGTGCTTGAGCCGCCCGGTGAACTCATTGCTGTCTTTGCTGGTAGCGAAGGTTTCCGTGATGATATTCTTAAGCGTGTCGTTTTTCTGGATCAGCGCCGAAAGGTTTTCAGCCTGTCCGTCCTCCGTAAAGAAGTCGGAGAAAGCCCCCTGGGCCGTCCCACGTGCGAAAGCGGCAGCCTTGCCAGCCCCTTGAAGGAGCTTCATGCCCTTGAGGATTTTTCCGCCGGTCCAGAACCCGGCGATAAAGGTGGTAATATCACTGGTGAATTGTCCGGCGGCGGTTTTCTGGTCGCCAAAAAGATTATGCAGGCGATCATTATCTTTGCCAGTGATAAGCTCTTCGGCAAAGTCGATGGTTTCTCCCGCCGCGTTGCCTATGCCGTTACCAATACCTTTAATCCCATCCCATATCGTGCCCAGAATCCCCACGTCATCGTCCGAACCGTCCGGGGAAGGTGAGGCGGCATAGGGATTCCCGGCTCCCTGATCAGTGCTGACATCGACATCTATATTGGTGGGAAGTTCTCCGGCGGCCTGTCCGTTGAGACCGGCCTGAAAGAGCTGGTTAAGGTGTTCATCGTCCTGTGGGGTGTCCGGGACTATGTTCAGTGTGGTTGTATTCTCCGGGGTTGACAGACTTCCCGGAACGCTTTGTGACATAAAACCTCCTTACCCTTTATTTCCGAAACAACTTGTTCAGTTCCGTGATGCGCGCTTCCATAGCCTGTTGCAGTTGCACTTTGGTCATGGAATCTTCGGGAATGACCCGGCCCAGAATGATGGATGCGGCCTTATCTGCGGTGAAGGCTTTGCCGTAAAGGCCTTGTCCGAGCATCAGCATGTCCGCAAGGTCGTCAATCCGGTAATTCCCGGAAGAGTCCTTGTGCAGCTTTTCAAGCGCATCCGGGTCGTCCGGTTCCCTGGTCTTCCAATCCGGGAACAAGGTGTTGAGCGTATTGAGCGCACTCTGATAGACATGAGTGATCTTCTGATCACGTTCAGTGAGAGGAGACACACCGGGAAATTGCACATCCACACCGGCACCGGCGGGCTGCATGAAGTTGGGAGAAATCTTCTTCCCCACGCCCATGATGATGCCCCTCGTGAGATCGCCGGACTTCTTGGCGGCGCGTTCCTCAACCACTTTATTGCCGCGTGTACTGGAGCTGCTGGCAATGTGCTTCTGTTTGAGTTGTGTTATATCAAGAGCTGTATAGCTGTCTTTTCCGGAAGCCGCTTTCTCTTTCTCGTAGGCAGCGTAGAAGTTCATTGCTTCCGCCTGCGCCTTTTCTCGTGCTGCGGAGATATGTTCAGGAAGGTCTTTGATCCCCTGTTGCATCAGCCTTGACGCCTCGGAGCGCGTGATGTTCAGGGTGTCAGCCAGGGTGACTTCCGCAACGTCCTGCATGGCGGCGGAAAGCATCCGCCCTTCATCTGAGTTGTTCTTGGCGGCAATGGAGATAAACGACTGCGCCTCGGTGGGGGACATTCCGCCTGATGAAGCCTTTGCAATGACTTCCGCTGGTCCGGCAGCGCCGGTAAGCAGATCATACTGAAACTGTAAGGCGTCGGCGGCCCTTCCGGGAGTGCTGTAAGCCGAAGTGAACTGAACGGAGCTGGCGAGGTTGAAAGCATCCTGGTAGGCTTTGATGTCCATTGCGTTGGTAAGCCCACGCTCCTTAAGATTAAGCATCAGGGGTTTGCCGTTGAAAGCGTCCTTTATTCCCCAATTGGCAGAATTTCTGGCGGCATCCTCACGCGCCCAGGCCGCGCGCTGACGGCCTCTGACCTCACCTTTCCAAGCCCGATCCATTTCGTCGTCCTTGAGCCTGGAAAGAGCTTTGGCGAATCCCGGCTGAGACGCCAGGCTGACCTTCTCCCCGTTGCGGTCGAAGGTGACGGCTTTGCCGATGGCCTCGGCCTGGGAGGCTGTGAACTTGCCGCTCAGAAGCTGGGCCTGGAAGAAGGGCATGATCTGATCATCGCGGACGCCGAGGTTGGTCAGCTCCTTATTAAAGGCCTGAAAGGTCCGGACTGCCACATCGTTGACCGTGGCCCGGTCCCGTGGGATGTTGACGTTCTTGCCGCCGTTCAGAATGTTGGTCTGGCTGAGAAGGGTGTTGTCTAACTTCTGGCTGTACTGTTCAAAGAGCAGATTGACGTTCTGGCTTTCCACATCCTGGTTGTGCTGGGCCAGCAGGGCTGACTCCATCTGGCGCACCGGGGCCATGAAGTGTTGGGCCAAAAGCAGCTTGTCTTCGTAGTTTTTCAAGCCGGAGCGTTCAATTTCGTTTTTGGTCCACTCGGCCAGGGCACTCTGAACCTTGGATGCATCTCGCTCGTTACGCAGGCCGGAGGTATTGTAGTAGTCAATGGCTCCGGCTTTGAGCTGGAGAGCCTGATTTTCCAGAATAGCGGCTTCAATAGCGCGTTTTACCATAGGACTTTTATTCTGAAATTCAGGGTGTGCCAGGCTGTATTGCCGCAGAGCTTCCATTGTTTTGGAGGCTTCCGGGTTTTCTCTGGCCCACTGAATGCCTTCCGCACCGCTCTCAGCGACGTTCCGGTCGATAAGGGCGTTGGCGGCCTTTTCAAAACCGGGTTCAAACATCCCCAAGGCATGCGCCACGCGGCCCAGAGCGCCCCCGGCGCTGTAATCCCGGCCTACCGTGCCGGGAAAGAATTTAGCAAAGCTGTCCAGGCGTTGACTATTGACCGGGGAGGAAAGATTAGCGCCTTTGTCCAGGCGTTCCCGGATGGTGCGGGCTTCTCGTTCGCGTGTAGTGCTCATTAGGCGATACTCTTCTCCTTATTTTTCCATTTTTCATAGTTACCCCACGCATTCACCGCCGCCCCGCCGATGCCCAGCGCCGTGCCGAGGATATTCATGCCCGAGGAATAGGTACTTCCCGGAGCGACATAGCGCTGCTGGCTGTTGATCCGGTTCTGGGCGCGTTCCCTGAAAGCCCCGAGGTTCAGCTCGGAGTTCACGGAGCGCATCTCGTACTGATGGCGGATGTCGTCGCGGCGGTTGGCCTCTTCCCGTTCATAGTCGGCCAGCAGATAGTCCAGGGCCATGCCCGATGCGTTGGTGGAGGCCAGCATGGTGCCTTTCTTTTGCAGGGCCTCACGCTGGACGGCCTGGGCGGATTCAGCCGCCGCTTCTTTTTCCTGCATCTGGGAGATGCGTTCCGCCGCCGACTGTTCCGTGTACTCGGTCACGGCGGCCTGATTGTTGAGCGTGGCGGCTCGGGCATATTCCGCCGACTGCGCTTCCACGTATTCCTTCTGGGCCTGGGCCTGCTGACTCGCCTGGATGCCGGAGGCCACGGATTGAGCCGCGCCGATCACCAGGGAGCCGATGCCCATCGTCAGAGCGTTACACAAGCTGTTCCTCCTTTTGGATGTATTCAGGGTTGGGCAGGGTGAAGCGCAGGATGCCGGGCCGCACTTCCGGCGCGGGTTGAAAGCGCGCACCCAGACGTTGCAGCCAGCGCAGGGAGAGCGCGTTGAACTCGGCCACGTAATTTATGAAGGCCAGCGCGCCGGAGAGCCGGAACCACCAGGCCATGAAGTCCCGCGATCCGCCTGTGAACAACCAGCGGCAGAAGCGGGATTCCTGGAGGGCGTCCTCCGTGCGCAGTATCCAGGCGGTTTGCAGCGGGCCGCGACCGCAGACCCCGCCAGCCACCAAGGGATTGCCGTTGTCCCAGAGGGTGAACGCCCGGCCTTCGGAGGCCTGCAGCGAGTAGCGCAGGGCCGCTAAAGGGCTGACCCGAAAGCCGTGCAGGACGTCCATTTCCCGCTGTTCCACCAGGGCCAGCCGGGCGGCCAGCAAGGGGATGTCGTCAAGCCGCATGGGCCTGATATGATCATCATAGTGTTTGGGGATTTCGTGCATGGTCATTACATCCTTTGGCTTCTGCTGTTGTAAAAGCCTTCCACGCTGGCGTTGACCAGGGAGAAGGGCAGGAAGGACGCGCTGCGTGCCTCAACCTGTATCCAGGTGTTGTGCGAGAGCAGCGGGGCCTTGATGCTGCCGGTGTAGAGAGGGATGGCCCCGATGATATTGGAGCCGTGGCCCAGCTCCCAGCCGGTGAAGGTATAGGTGCTTTCGTTACGGAACTGCGGCCTGACGTGGATTTCCAGGTAGCCGGTGCGGGCGCAGTTCAGCGTCAGGGAGCGCAGTTGCAGGCGGCCTTCCATGACGGCATTGCCCTTGCCGTTGTCTTCGCGCAGGGCAAAGGTGGTGAAAATGTAGGAGGACGTGTAGGAGAGCCCGGCGAAGAAACTCACGCCGGAGAGGTCGCCGCGCAGGGTGAAGGTTCTGCCGTCAGACCCGTGGGAAAGCACGTCCAGCACTCGCCCGGCGCTTTGTCCCTGAGCCGTGCGGGTGACGAAAAGCGGTTCCATGTTTTGGGGTAGGGCATAGGGCAGGGTGACGCTGGTGGTTCGTTCGCTGGGCCGCGCGCCCTGGGAAACTTCCACGGCACAGGCCGTTTCGGTAATCTTGCGGTCCAGGGCATATTCGAATTCTTCGCCTGCGTCCCGGTGTCCCGGAGCCACGGAGAGCGTTTCCAGAAAAAGCGGGCCGTCCGTTGCGTAGCGCATGACCAGATAGCAGTCGGCATTGACAAAGACGGCGGCCAGCACTTCCCCGGCCATGTCCCAGCGGGACCAGGCGGACTGCACTTTTTCGTTGCCGTTCCAGAAGTATTTGTAAATCCAGATGGAGTCACGCTTCATATCCGAGAGAACCAGTAAAATGTCCTCATTGGTGGAGCAGGAGAGTCGGCGGATTGCGCCGGGGATGTACTGCGGCACATGCGCGGTCACGTCAGCCGCGTCGTTCTGGTCCGTGGAATCGGGCATGGTGAAGTATTCGCGCACCCCGGCCCATTCCCCGCTGCCGGAAGCGAAGAAGACCGTCTTGCCTGCGCTGACCGGCTGGGCCGTCATGCTGGCCTCGAACTCGGTTACGGGCTTGACTGATACCGTGGCATTGGAGAGCACGGTGTCATGTTCCAGCACGAACTGGCTCTGTTCCGAGAAAAGCAGCAGGCCGCCGGAAAAGACCGCCGCGTGCTCCAGGATGTTGGATTTCACATGGCTGGCCGCCACATCAATCACATCGCTGTCCACCAGGGTGGTCACGGTGGTCAGGAAGAAGTTGAAGAATTCCCCCACCTCGCTCATGATCACGTTTTCTCCGGCCAGGAAGGCCAGGCGGTTGCGATAGAAGAAGATGCCGCCCAGCGTCCGGTCCAGAAAGGAGGGGAAGGGCGCGGAATCCTCGTCGCCGCATTCGCGCTTGGCCCACTCCAGGGGCCTGAAGCTGAACGTGCCGTCCGCCTGCCGGATCAGGGCGTGCGGCATGCTGGCCGGGTCCAGCTCGCAGGGAATGCCGGGGGCCACGGTTTCCTTCCAGTAGCCTTCCCCGAAGTCGTCCTGCTCGTCCGTGGGTTCAAAGACGCAGTAGTAGTTGTCGAAGCTGGAGGACTGGTCGCCTATGACCTCCACCACGTAGCCGCGCGGGGCCACGGTGGGCAGATCAGAAAAACGCTGGCTCTGGCCCTTGCAGACCACCATATGGGTGTTGGAGCGGGTGTCTTCCACCTTGACCTTGAAGTCCGTGCCGTCAGCCTTGCGAATCCAGAGCGTGGCGTTGGAATAGCCGACAGTGTAGCCACCGAACGCCGTGATCTGATCCCCCAGGCTTTGGGCGATTTCCGAGGATGAGAGCTTGTCCGCCGGTTGGTCCGCCGGGGCCACGCCGTCCAGGGTGGTGAAGGAGGCGGCCTTGCCGTCCACCGTGACGTTGTAGGTGGTGTTGTAGCTGGCCTGCTTGATGAAAACCAAGGCTTCCGGCTGGCGCTTGGGGGAAAGGCTGTCCTCCTTTTTGCGCACAGTGACCCGGCGGTTGAGCACAAAGGTATAGTCGTTGATGGTCAGGAATCGCAGATCACGTTCAGCATTGGCGGCCTGGGCCAGATAGGCCGCCGCGCCGTCCTGGATGGTTACGCTTTTCGGGTTGCCGTCCAGATCACGGACAATGATGCCGCCTGTGGAGAACAGGGCGATATACTTTTCATCCTCGTCCCTGTTGATGACGTGAGCCGCCACGCCCGCCGCCGCGTCGCCTTCGGGCGCGGGCAGCTCGGCCAGATGGCGGGTGGCCGGTCGGCGCTTGAGAAAGTCCGTCACCGAGGAATAGCAGTTGATCTGTTCCTCGGCCTGGGTGGGCAGGCGCACGTTCCAGGGCTGCTGGGACACGCCTGAGATGAGGTTGGCGATGGTGGTGGTGACCAGGCGGCCCATCAGATGAGCCTCCGGTTGCGGTGCAGCAGGGTCAGCCAGGGTCTCCAGGTGCCGGTAGGCGGCAAAGTGCCCTTGAGAATGTTGGGGCGGTCCTGGCGGCGTTCATCGGCCAGCATCAGGGCGCGGGCTCGGGCCTCGTCGGCCTGCTGGAAGTCGTAGAGGGTGCCGGAACCCACCGTGCGCTCCTGGAAGACACGCGCGGCCTTGAGCGTGATGTAACGCCTGGCGGCTTCGGGAAGGTCTTCAAAGGGCAGGAGCAGGGTCAGGGTGACCAGGATGCGAACGCCGGGGGAAAAGATGAAGCTGTGGTTCACCCGGTCATAAACGCGCTGGCCCCGGATGGTCAGCTCCCGGTCGTCGGGCTCCCGGAAGTGAACCCGGATGGCTGTGGGGGGCAGCTTGATTTCCCCTTTGGCCGCGTCGGGCGTCAGGGGAAAGTCGTCCTCGGTATTCCACTGCCAGCCCTCGGTCTGGGTTTCGCGGGAGATTTCCGCCAGGATGTTTCGGGCCAGGGAGACGTCCGCCGTGACTTCCGCGAAGGAGGAAATGGGAGCCTCGCCAATGCCGGAAAGGATGATGTTGACGGCCTCCAGTTCCGTGGTGGGCCGGATGCCGCTGAGTACGGTGCTGTTCATGAGCCTCCATAAAAAGAAAAGGGAGAGGCCGCAGCCCCTCCCTGTTGTGCGCTTATGCTTCGGTTGTGACGGCTACGCGGTCTCCTTGCTGATCTCAATGGCGCAGGCCGGGCGCAGGATGCCGTGCCCCATGGCGTATTTGCCCACCATCAGGGTGGACTGGTACATGACGTTGAAATCCGCGCCGGACTGCTGGACCACCAGGTCTTTGAGCTTCACGGTGCCGATGGCCTCGCGCTGGAAGCCGATGCCCACGGTATTGGTGAAGTCGCCGTGATAGGTGTTCTTTTCGCCCGAGGTGGCTGCGGCGATATTGGTGGAGGGCACATTGTTGGACTTGCGGATTTTCACGCCGCCGATAGCCTCAATCTGGCCGTCCTTGTAGGAACCGCCGCCGTTCCAGTCCTTGTTCAGCACCTTGGTGGTCTGGTTCAACAGGTAGTACTGGCTGGGCTTCAGGATCAGAAAGCGCTCCCAATCCAGAACATCCTTCTCGTCCCAAATTTGGGCGCAGGAGAAGATGGCCTCGGCCAGCACTTCGCCGTCCGTGGCGACCGTGGGGCCGCCCTTGATCACCGAGCCGCCCGGCTCGTCGTCAATGAGTCCGGCGGTTCGGGCGGCCAGCACGGCCACGCGCATGGTCTTCTGGTCGAACTCGCGGGCCAGCGCCCAGCCGAGCTGCTTGGAGTATTCGCCGCGCACGTCATAGTGATTCTTGGCGTCTTCCAGGTCGTAGATCGCCACATCCGCGATGAGCAGATCGTCAATGTTGATGACCCGCTCATGGGTGGCGATCTGGTTGGAGCCCAGGATGGGGGTGCCGGGCACGTGGTAGCGCGCCGACGCCTTGCCCAGCACCGGGAAGGAGGCGGACTTGCCGTGGGAGATGGTGCGCGTCTTGTGCAGGCCCTCCATGATGTTGACCTCCTTGAAGGCGGTCAGCACCTCGCCAGCGAAGAGCTTGAGAAAAAGAGCGTCGGCGTCGCCGGTTTTGTTGACCTGGGCGGGGCGCGAAAGAATGAGATTCTGGTCAGCCAATGAAGACTCCTTGATGAGGGTTGCGGTTTAAAACCCGAGGCCCAGCATGCCCAGCAGCAGGCTGGTGATTTCCTTGAGCACCGAGGGGGGCAGCGGGGTATCGGGCCAATAGGTGAGAATGACGGGGCGGACCATGACTTCCCAGAGAAAGGCCAGGGTCAGCGCCCAGCCCAGAAAGGAGCGCCAGAGCCGCAGACGGCTGGGCGGAGCGCCGGACACTTCGGCCTCGTTGATCCTGCTCTGGGCCGCGCGGGCTTCTTTTTTGTCCGGCAGCAGGCGGTCCGTGACCTTGCCGAAGATTTCCGAGAGAAAGGAGAAGATGTCAGCCTCCTGTTATTTAATGATGACGACCTCCCCGGCTTCGAAACAGAGCGCCTCGCACTGCCTGCGTTTGACCAGGCCGGGCAGGCGCTTTTTCACGCCGTCCACCGTGGCCTTGTTCCAGCGCCGTATCTGAGCCGGAACGTCCGAGAATTTCCGCGCTCTGAGCCGCTGGAGCAAGGTGGAGGAAGCGAAGTTGCCCTCGCCCAGGTTGAAGACGAAGGAGGTCAGGGCGGCCAGTTGGTGCGCGGGCGCGTCCGCCCCCTCGGGCCACTGCCGCAGCATGGCCCCAAAGGCGTCGAGCATGTCCCACCGCAACAGGCGTTCGGCCTCTTCTTTGCTGATAGGCCGCTGATCCGGCGGGCAGAGATGGCCGTAGCCGATGGTCCATTTGCCAGCCGGGCACTTGTAGGGGACGAGCCGCAGGCCTTCGTAGTGTTTGACGGCCTCAGTCATGGGGTGGTTGAAAATGTCCTCGAAGCGGGTGATGGCAGAGCCTCCTTGGTGGGAAGTGAGCAGGATGAACAGAATCAGCGCCCACAGCACTATCCGAAGACGTGCGGGGAGCGGGCCATCTTGGCCTCCACGGCGCGGGTGTAGGCCGGGTCGGAGCCGTAGCGCCCGTCGCGCATGGCCTCCACCACCTGGGCGGCGGATTCAAACACGTCGCGGGAACCGCCGCCGGACACCGAGCCGCCCGCCAGATGCGCCGGTTCAGCGCCCTCGGCCCCGCGCCACTTGGCGACCAGGCCGTTGACGGCCAGGGTGATCATGTCTTTCTTGCCGGAGCAGCACAGGGAGTCGAAGGCCCGGATTTCCTCGGGCGGAAGATTCTGCCCGGCCCACTGCACCATGTCCGCGTACTGTTCCGGGCCGCCCGCAAGGCCCTGGATTTCACTGATGAAGGTTTGGACCACAGCCATACGCCCGTCGATGTAGGAATCGACCACGCTTTTGGGGATGCCTGCCTCGGTGAGCTTTTTGTAGGATTCTTCGGACAGCGTGCCCTGGGCCATGAACTCCCGCTCAAAGTCGGCTATGTCCAGGCTCTTGCCCTTGAGCAGATCGGCGGCTTGCTCCTGGTCCGCCGGAGCCGGGGGAACGTCAGCCTTCTTTTCCGGCTGTTCAGGCTGCTGGGGCGGAGTTTCCCTTTCCTGGGGTTTTTCCTGGGACTCCGCCGGGTTGATGCTGCCATCGGCGACGACAGCGGGATTTTCCGCATCGGGATGGATGGCGGCCTGTTCCGGGGCTTCGGGGCCGGTTTCCCGGCTGGGAATTTCAATCTGGCTCATCTTTTGCGCTCCTTTGGCGTACTGTGATTAATGGTCGATGCGGGTCAGTTTGCCGGAAAAGCCGATGGACTGCGGTTCTCCGGCGGTGCTCTTCCTGGGAGTGGGTTCGCCGGGCTTGGAGAGGGTCAGGTTCTTGTCCTGGTGCTCCTGTTGCTGCGTGTCAGCCTTGCTGTTCCTGTCCGCCATTGGCGGCCTCCTTATTGTCGGGTTGGGGTTGCTGTTGGGCGTTCTGGACCATGCCGCCGAACTGGCGCAGGGCTTCCGGCCCCAAGCGCTCCAGCATCTGTTGCTGCTGCGCCTGCTGTTGGGCTTGGGCCTGCTCGGCTTGAAGCGTCTGTTCGTCCTTGATCAGGCCTTCCATGTCGATGCCGATGCTGGTAGCCAGACGCATGACCGCGTTGTGGGGATTGACCATAGCCAGGAAGTTCTCGCCCAGGGTCTGGGCGCAGAATTGCAGGAACTCCACCAGCTTGGCCTTGTCGTTTCCCCGGCCCAGGGCGTCGAAGCCTGTGACCACCGAGGGCCGCACACTGTCGCCGGGCAGGGGCGGCAGGCGTTTTTCCTTGGTCATGCGGGCCATGCGGGAGCGGATAAAGGGCATCTGGAATTCCTGGGAGATGACCGTGTAGACGCCGCCCAGTCCGGTTTCCAGCTCCTGGGCCAGCACGCGGATTTCCTCGGCTGTGACCCGTTCCGCCTGCCGCCGCACGCCGTCCATCATCAGGAAGGCGGTTTTCAGGCGTTGTTCCAGAACCTGAATCTGGGCCGCCACCACCTGAAAGTCCGCGCCCTTCTGGACTTGGAGGAAGGCCACGTCATTGGGGTTGCCTTCCACAAAGTCCCCATTGGCGGCTTCGGCCACGGCTTTGGCCGAGGTGACCCCATTGGGATTGACCAGGCCCACGGCTTTGGCCGACACGGCGCTGCCCTCCACCAGGGATTGGTTCAGGGATTCCAGGCTGGCGAGATCGCCTAGTTGGAGCTCCACGAAGGAACGCCCATAGGCTTCTCCGGCCACGGAATACATGCGCGCCGGAAACCAGGGGCAGGCGTCCACAGGGTAAGAACCCTCCGAGCCGGGCAAGGTGATGCCCCGGCATTCCTGCTTGATTTTCCACAAGCGGTCCTTGCGCCGCAGATGGGTGTAGATGCGGACCTGGCGTTCCCGGTGATCCCGGCGCGCTTCCTCGCCCACGCGGGACCGGCCCTCGGGCGTGGGGCTCTCCCCGCTGTCCGCCGCGCGAATGGCCTCGGCGGTTTTTGGGGGCAGGGCGTCCAGGTCCACCTCTTCCTCGGTGATGATCTCCACGGCATTGCCGGAAGGATCGCGCCGCACCACGAAGCGGGAGAGCGGAAAGAGGCGCAGGCCTTTTTGGGGATCATCGTAGTAGAGCACGTTGCCGCCCACGATGAGATGTTCGTTGCCCTCATAGACCACCGAGCGGTCGCCCTTGTCCTCGATGTCGGCCAGCACGGCCCGCTCCACGCGGGAAAGGGCCTTTTCAATGCGGGTGCGGAATTCCTTGTCCACATCCTCCTGTTCCTTCTCCAGCATGAGGTTGTTCAGCCGCAGCCGGAAGCAGGGCTCGTTGGGCGGGAGCATGGTCAGGAGCAGTTTAGAGGCCAGATTGGTGACGCCGCCCGCGCCCACGCTCTGGTAGAGAGAGGGCAGATCAGCGCCTTTGGCCGCGTCGTCAGGGGGGATCAGCAGGGGGATGGTCAGGGCCGCGCATTGCCGGGCGCGTTGGAGCCAGGGCTCACGCTCTTGGGAGAGCCGTCGATAGCGGGCTTCCGCCGGGCCGTGGGGAGTGTCGTTTGTGTTGTTGTCGTTTCCGGAATCGTCGTCAGCGCGGGATGGATACGCCCTGGCTTCCGCCATTGGCCCCTCCCATGCCGCCGCCCAGGGTCAGGCCGATGCGCAGGGAACTGGTGCCCTTGCGCTGGGCCTGCGCCTGGTTCTGGCGTTTCGTGCCTTCATTGACCACCGGGGCCTCCGCCGTACTCTCCGGCGGCGGGGCCGTGGCCGCCACAGTGGGGGTGGGCGCTTCCGTCACTGAGGGTGAACCGCCGCCCCCGCCGAAAATGCTGCTTCCGCACATAAAACCTCCTTGGTTGCTTGCTTCTTGTGGTTATTGCAGCTGGGCCAGGGGGATGGGGGCATTGTGCCTGCCCCCGTTTGCCTGTCGTTGCTGCTGTTGCAACGCCTGCCGAAGATCACGCACCAGGGCGCGTTTACCGGCGTAAAACCAGATATCCCGGTCGGCACTGTCCATCTCCGGGCAGCGTTCCGGGAAGAGCGTTTCCAGATCGTCCAGCAGCTCCGGGGAAAGGCCGCGCACGGCCAACAGGGTTACAGCGTTCTTGCGGGCGTTATGGTCAGGCATGATTTTTCCTCCACTCTCCAAAGCCGCTGGTTGTCGGTCGCCAGGGTCAGGAACTCCCGCCCGTCGCCGTAGATGTCCACTTCCCTGACGGGCAACTCCCGCCGGTAGGCCCCGGTCTTGATGAAGTCCGCCAGGGACCGGATGGAGCCGGGCACATCGCTCAAAGTCCCCGCGCCGGTCCAGAGCCAGAGTTCCATACCCTTTCCGCCGATGCGCCGCAGGGAATGCAGCAGCTCCACGATCTCGTGCTCCGGCTGGCAGAGCGGGTCGCCGCCCAGAATCCAGAGCCGCCGAAAGAGTTTTTCATCCAGGCCCTGCCGTATTTTCCAGGCGTTCTGAGCCAGCCAGCGCGGCCATTTCAGACCCTTGCCGTAGCCCTGGGCCTCGGGATTGTGGCAGCCGGGGCAGGCCCGCGTGCAGCCGGAGACGTAGATCTCCAGCGCGGCGTGGGCCAGGTTCGGCTCGGAGCCGATGATGTGGATCACGACGCGGCCCCTTTCGGCGCGGCGAACACGCGCTTGGGCCAGTCGTGTTCCCGCCGGGTTTTGTGCCAGCCCTTGACGTTGGTCAGGAAGCCCACCACGCGGGTGAAGGTATCCGTGATTTCCCCGCCGCACTGCGGGCATTCGGCGGGATCGCGGCCCACGCTCATATGGCCGTTTTCACAGCGGTTGATGGCGTAGTTCACCGCGAAGTACACCACCCCGGCGGCGCAGGCGTGGGCGATGAGCGCCCGCATGGTCTTGTCGTCCTCAATGGGATTGCCCACATTCAGGTGCAGGATGGCCCCGCCGGTACAGAACTTGTCCAGGCGGCCTTGTGCCCTGATGCGGTCCAGCATGTCCGTGCCTTCCTCCCAGAGCGGAATGAACTGGTTGGAGTAGAGCTCGTACCCTTCGGGGTTGAGCCCCAGGATGGCGTCCTTGCGGGCCAGCTTCACCGCCGAGGACTCGCCGGGCACCTGTTCCATGTTAAAGGGTTCGCCCAGCAGTTTGGAAAGCATGGAGTTAACGTCATTGATCCGGCGCAGCACATCCGCCGCCAGCTCCAGGCCCTTGTCCGTGCGCATGTCCTGGCCCAGGATTTCCAGAGCCTCATACAGGCCGGTAAAACCACAGGTGCTGTACTGGCGGTCCAGGTCCATAACGCCCAGGCTGTACAACGGCAGAGAGCCGCGCCGGATGCGGTCCTTGATGAACCGGCGCTTGGCGTGGTTGGTGTACCCGGCCAGTTGGGTCGCTGCCCCCACGTTTTCCAGAAAGGCTTCAAAGGCCGCCTCGCGGGAACCGGGGTGGTCCGTGTTGGCCTGTCTGGCCGCGCGGGGCAAGTTGAGGGTGACCACACCCAGGCTGCCGATCTTGGTGGAACCGGAACCGAAGGTGTTGGAGTAGCCCAGGTCCGAGATGCGGGAGCGCAGACGGCAGCAGGAGGACAGGGTGGAGGATTCCCCGCAGTAGATGTTGATGAAGCCGAACGCCTTGTTGGCCTCGGCTATCTTGATCAGGAAAGCCTGGTCCGACAGCTTGCGGCGGCCCTCCTCATCCTGCGTCACGGAGAAGCAGGCCGTGACCACCGGAAACGTCACCGGCGTGCGGGCCAGGGTTTCGTTGAAAGCCTCCAGGAACCAGCTCTGCACCATCTCCACCACATGCACGTTCGGGGCTTTGCCCTGGATGGCATAGGCGGGAAGCAGTTTGTCCAGGAAGGGGCGGTCATAGACCGAGATATTGGTGAAGGGGCTTTGGTTGCCCCGGAATTCCCAATTCAGGGTGTAGATGAAGGAGATCAGCTTTTCCTTCACATAGGTTTTCAGCCGCCGCCATTCCAGATCGCCGTCCCCGAAGGTGTAGTCGTGGTCAAAGACCTTGACCTTGTGGTCCATGCCGGTGAGCTTGATTTGCTCCACATACCATGCGGCCACCAGCAGCATGTCCGCGAAACCGCAGGCCCCCAACGTGGAGTTGGCGGCGTAGACCGTGAACTGCTCCATCTGGCGCAAGAAGGAATCCAGGGACTTGGGCGGGTCGATACGCAGCCGTCCGCCCATTTTCAGGCCCTCCAGGGCCACGTCCAGAGCGGAGTAATTGAAGCAGTAGGGACGGCCTAAATCCCAACTGTCGTTGATGTAGATGTACCCGGCGAGATCGCCTTCAATGGCCGTGTCGGCAAGACGTTCACCCACCTCGGCCTCCAGTTGCTTCCAGAGGTTGTAGAGGCTGTTCAGGCGCAGGGCCGCCTTGGGCAGCTCGTAGTTATAGGTGATGCAGTCCCGCCCGGTGACGTTGGCATTGGGGTCGATGGACACGTCAGCCGTGGCGCTGTTCTCGGAACGGCTTTTGAAGAAGGCCTTGCTCATCAGGTCGATGTTGAGCTGGTCCGGGTGGATGCCGGACAAAGAAAAAAGCTCCGGCGGATATTTCTGCCAGAGCCTTTCCATCAGGGCCTTGAAGCGGGGATCGTATGTGTCGGGAAGGATCAGTTGTTCGGGCATGTTTCGCTCTCTTGATTCTTTTCGGTATAGGAGATGACGCGAAGCGGGGCGCATTCCTCCAGGATGAAAGGCCAGTTGTGCTGGCGGGAGAATTCCTTATGTCCCAGCACCTCGCGGGGAAAGTCCGTGGCAAGGCGGCGTTCCAGGCAGACCGCGAAAGGAGTGTCCATATAAATGAACTGCGGCGTGTAGCCGGATTCTTCGGCCAGCCTGCGCCAACGCCGCAGCACATTCATGTCGAAGCAGGACTCGTCAATGACCAGGTCCAGGCCGCGCGCTATGTGCTGCCGGGCCTGGAGGCAGGCCATGGCATGCACCAGGGATTCCAGGGGGCCGTAGAAACCGTGGCCCAGCGCCCGGCGGATATCGTCCTGACAGACCACCTGGCAGCCTTGGGGCACAAGATGGCGGTCGATCCAGGTGGATTTTCCGGAGCCGGGCAGGCCCAGCATGACGTGCAGCGTGGCCTGGGTGCCGGTCAGGATTTTGGGGGATTCCACAATTTCACCTTCTTTTGTTTGAAGTCATAGTCCACAGATCGGAGAATACGGGCCACGCGGGCCTGGGCCAGGGCGTCGCTTTCGGTGAGCCCGGCCTTTTCGTAAGCCGCCAGGACCACGGCCCAGAGCGTCGTCATGACCGGCCCGGCGTCCTTGAGCAGCTTGCGGGCCGTGGCCGGGCCGATGCCTGGGCAGCCGGGATAGTTGTCCGTGGGGTCGCCGGTCAGGGTCTGGGTGATGAACCAGAGATTGGCCGCTTCCGGGGTAATGCGCAGGATGCCGCCTTCCGGGTGTCCGAGGTCGAAGAAGTTTCCAGGCACGCCACGCAGGTCCTTGTCGATGGAGCAGATCACCTTGCGCCGGTCCGGACGGAACGAGGCCCGCGTGGACAGGATGCCCAGGCAGTCGTCGGCCTCCAGGCCGGGGCGAAGAATGTGCCGGTCCGGATATTCTTCCATGCAGAACTGTTTGAGGCGGGAGAGAATGATGGGCCTGGGTTTGCCTTCACGGTTGGCCTTGTAGCCCGGCCAGACCGCGCGGCGGAAGTTGTTCTTTGTGCTGTCGCTGAAACAGAGCAGGAAATCCGAGGCGTCCACGTGCATGAGCAACGCATACAGCTTGTTCTCAAAGACCTCGAAAGCGTCCGAGAGGCGACAGACCGGGGCCGCCACCTCTCCGTCCAGGCTGATGGTCTTCTCCGCTCCGGCGGCAGCCTGATAGGCCAGCACGTCCGCGTCCACCAGGGCCAATATCGGGCGGCGGTCACGCATCGGCATCTGTGTGGGCGAGGATCAGAGCCATGCAGGCGGCTCGGGCTTCCACAAGGGTCGGGAAGCTCAGCGACCGTTTATGCTCTTCCACCCAGATGCCGAATGTGTTGCGGCGTCGGCGGATGAAGGTGACAATGTTGCCTCGCGGGTCGCGGGGGTCGGTGCTCTGCGGGGTGAGTTCGATAATGTGCCTATGCATGACCATCCGCCTCCGCTGCGAAGTCGATGAGGACGGTTCCGTCCGCCGCGCTCATGCCCAAGGCGCGGCGCTTCCTGTCCAGGGCCGGGAAGTTTTCCAGGTCCGCCAGGGACAGGGCCGAAAGGCGCAGCTCCCCCGCGCCGGGGCACGAGGGCCGGGAGCGGATTTTACGCGCGCCGGAGCCGGTAGCGGCAGCCAGGCGCAACAGCCGCGCCGGGGACCAAGACACCTGGACTTCCGCCTGGGAAACGTGCTCGGCCATGAAGGCCGGGCTGAACACCAGCACCAGATCGCCTTTGACGTTCAGGGCCGCACTGACCGGCGGCATGGCGCGGGACGGACCGGCGCGGCGGATGGGCACGGCGGTGAAACCGTCAGGGCCGTTGTCAGTATCGGGGGAAGGGGCGGGCGTCTTGGAGGTGGAGGTAGCAGCCTTTGCTTTTGCCATGATTTTCATTCTCCATATTGTTAAGGTTGTCGCCCTTGTCGGGTTTGGATTTTTCCCGCTCGATCAGGCGCTCCAGGTAGGTGCGGGCCTTTTCCAGGTCTTGCAGGCCGTCCTTGGCGTCGAAGCGCAGGATGTACTTGATGATGTTGCCCCGCAGGAAATCCAGATTGTTTCGGGCAATGAAGTCCAGGGGTTGGATGTCCCAGCGGGTGTAGTGGGATGGGGAGGTGGGATGTATTTCCCTTTGATTCATTTCCTTACAACCTGTTAGGTTTTGCTTGAAAATTTTTGCAAGTCAGGTATACTCAAAACAAACCCCCAGAAGAGGAGTCAGCATGTGCTGTAGCCCCCGCGAAACTGGGAATGTCCGCTTCATTGAAAGCGAGGTGGGTTTATCGAGATAGTTGTGGAGGTGGGTTATGATGCGCCAATGCTGGCGGGAGTGGCGCGGCACTTTGAAGACCATCAACCTGGTTCTCCAACTGGCAGCAACTATCAAAATTCTACTCAGCTAGGGGTTTGGGGGTGATAAATCAATCTTATCACCCCCTCCCCTTAGTGAGTCTCAGCCCACGTTCGCCCCACCTTATATTCTCCGGTGACCGGGCAGCGCAGGCCCAGCAGGCTTCCCGTCTCCTCAATGGCCCGCACGAACATTTGACCCAGCTCCTCGGCAATCTCAGGATCACTGAGGCATTGGGCCTCATCCATTCTGTATTCCCCCATTACTGGGGGTGTCGGACTATATCTTCACAAGGATGCTACCTTGTGCCTCGTGTTTCGGGTGACTACGGAATCTCACCGCAGGCCCTACGGCTTTCGCCTAGTCTCTACACCTTCCACCCTCTCACCCATCTACAGGCTTGGCTGATGCTGACACCAAAGATAGAAGCTAGCTCTGTCCCGGTGTAATGGTGGCTGCGCCAAAGTTCTTTTGCCTGATGCTTTCGTGCCGCGTAGCGTTCCCGATTGGTTTGAATGACATGCTCCGTTCCTTCCAAACATTCCAAGTGCGTAGGATTGCAGCATGCTCTATTTCCGCAGCTATGATGTACCTCATATCCTTCCGGGACAGGCCCGTGGGTCTGTTCCCAAATATGACGATGATACATGACAAAGGAACCGTTTATACGCTTACGGAAGTAACCATCATGATTAAGGCGATGAGAAACGGGAACAATGCAGCCTGTCTTCTCATCCTTCATCAGAACAAGAGCTTTCTTTGCCATATTGCCCCCTGGTGGCTTGGCTCGGTATTGCCCCATTAGGGTTTCACCGAATTAACGAGGTTTAACGTCCACAATGAAGAGGTTTATGGACGTGCAGTATCTGCTGATACTTCCCTAACCATTCCGGGCGTTCCTCCAGAATTATCTGATGAAATCGGACCGTGGCCGCTTTCATCAGCACGGCCCCGGCGGATTGCAGCAGGGTGTTCAGGGCCGCGTGCTTGGAGCGGACGTGCAGCAGCCGCCCGTCCAGGCCCTTGAGATAGGGGCGCTGGGCAAGGGCCGCCTGTACGGCGTCGGTCAGGCGTTTCAGGGCCGGGATGGCCCACAGGAATTTTGCGCGCAGGGCCGTGCCTCTGCGGGCCTGGGCCGCCGGGGTCGCCAGAGGCGCGACGATGGAGCCCAGCTTGGCGTCGCCCGCGCCGTACATGAAAGCATAGATGAAGGTCTTGGCGTTATCTCTGGTTTCCAGCCCGGCGGCCTTCTGGTTTTCGGTATGGATGTCGCCTTCCAGAATGATCCTGCCGTAGGCCCCGTGGTCGTAGCGGGCCATGTAATGGGCCAGCATGCGCAGCTCCAGGCCCGAGGCGTCCGCGCCCACCATGACCGTGCCTTGCGGCGCGGCGAACAGGGCGCGGCAGTCCTTGCCGTAGGTGCCGTGCGCGGGAATCTGGGCCAGGTTGGGCCTGCTGTGCGTGCAGCGCCCGGTGACGGCCCCGTTGGTGATCACCCGCCCGTGGATGCGTCCCTTTCTGACCAGCTTGAGCCAGCCGTTCGTGCCCTCGGCCAGCATGCCGATGATCTTTGCCAGTTCCAGGTATTCCACCAGGGGCTTGCAGGGCGGGTAGGGCAGGCCCTTGAGCACGTCCTCGTCCACCTGTGGCTGGCCGGTGTCCGTGAATGCGCCGGGCTGCCAGCCGAACTGCTCCCGCAAACGGCGGGCGATCTGTTCCCGGCTGTTGGGGTTGAAGGTTTCAAAATGTTCCCGGATGACCGGAACGCCCTTCACATAGCCCCGCGTCTTATTGTTGACCTTGGGGATGAAGGTTTCCTCATGCCGGACGGGCGGAAAGGCCGCCTGCAAGACGGCATTCAGTTCTTCCCGTCTGGCGGCCAGATCGCCGTACAGCCCCACGGCGGCCCCCTCGTCAAAGGGTGCGCCCGCCTGTTCCTGTTGGAAGATGACCTTCTGGAACTCGTGCTCCAGGGCCAGCGCCCGCAGGCTGTAATTCCGCGACAGAATATGCTTCCAGAGGGCGTACAGCGCTTCCACGTCCTGTTCGCAGTACCGCTGCATTGCCGGAGTCCAGGCTTCCCAGGCGTTGTCCTGTTTGCCGTACTCGCCCTTGAGCGCGCCCAGCCGATGACCCCAGGCTTCCAGGGAATGGGAGCCGCAGAGCTTGGCCGGAAAACGGTTGGATTTCTTGCGCAGGCGTTTGAAGTCCAGTTCCTTGAGGTTGGTCCAGATCAACCTGGATGCCGTCAGGGTGTCGAAGAGTGGCGGCAGCGGCGCGTCCGGATGGAGTTTGGTAATGGCCGGAATGTCGAAGCACAGGCCGTTGTGCGCAACCAGCAGGGGAGCGGCGGCCAGCAGGCCCAGGCCTTCGCTGATCCGGCCCGGCCCGAAGGAGTAGCGCTTGCCGTCCGGCAGGGACAGGGCGCAGATGCAGTGAATGACGGAGCAGTCTTCCAGCAGTCCGTTGGTTTCAATGTCGAAGAGCAGGACCGGCAGGCCGGGATCGTGGAGGTTGGGGGGCACCGAAGGGCTGGCGAATGGGTCAGAAGTCTTCACGTTGTCCCTCCGTTTTTTCCTTTTCCGGACGCTCTTTCCCAAAGCCGTACTCCCCGCCGTCTCCAGCCAGCAGACGCCCGGTTTCCGGAACGTAACGCACGTACCCGGCTTCGCCGCAGTCCCCGATGGGACGGTTTTTGAGCACCCGCACCAGGGCCGCGTTGGGGTCATCGCCCTGCTGATCGCGCTCCAGGGAGATCACCGCATCGCTCATCTGCTCCAGGCCGCCGGAGCCGCGCATATCCGTGAGCGACACCTGTCGCCCTTCATTGTAGGATTTGCCCTTGTCCGGGCGTTTGAGGTGGACCACGGCCAGAAGCATGACGTTGGTTTCCTCGACCAATTGCCGGAGTTTGGTCATCAGCTTGTCGATGACCTTGCGTTCCGACTCGCCCGCGCTTTCGTCCAGGCCGGACACCACGATACTGATATGATCCAGGACCAGGACTTTGCAGCCCAGGCCCACAGCCATGTAGCGGATTTTCGCCAGCAGGGTGTCGATGTCCGAGCTGCCGAAGTGGTCATAGATCCACCAATCCTTGCCCATCACCGCCTCAAAGGCGGACTTGAGGTCGGCTTCCGGCACGGCGGCATGGGCTTCGGGAAGATGCAGGGGTTTGTTCAGGTGAATGCCCAGGTAACGGCGGGCGTTGCGGGCCGGGCTTTCCTCCAGGGCCATGACGCCCAGCGGCAGATGGTGGACCATCTTGAGGTGGTAGGCGATTTCATTGACCAGGGTGGACTTGCCGATGCCGGACCCCGCCGTGAAGAGGTAGAGTTCGCGGAGCCGCAGGCCGCGCAGCTTGGCGTTGAGCCCCGGATAGGGAATGTCGTAGCCGGGCTGCGGCGGCTTGAGCAGATCATCCCAGAGGTCCGCGCCGCTGCGGATGCCGTCAGGCCGGTAGGGCACGGCACCCCAGAGAGAATCCAGGAGTTCCTTGCCCTTGCCAGCCAGCAAGCAGGCGTTGGCATCCTTGTCCGGCAGTCTGGCGATCTTGCATTTGCCGGGGCTGAACAGCAGGGCGCATTCCCTGGCGGCGGCCTGGCCGGGCTCGTCCATGTCAAAAGCCAGCACCACCTCGTCAAAGCCTTCCAGCCATTCCAGGGCGCGGCGGATGAACTTGACCGCCGACTGCGCCCCGTTAGGCAGGGAGACCACCGGCCACTTGTTGCCCTGGAGTTGGGAAACGGACATGCAGTCGATTTCCCCTTCCGTGACCACCACCCGGCGGCCTGAATTACGCCAGACGTTCCAGCCGAACAGGCCCACAGCCTCGGTATCGCCCAGCCATTTGAAATCCTTGCCTTCCAGGCGGAGATGCTGGGCGCACAAGCGGCCTTCCTTGTCGTACAGGGGAGCCACATGGCAGGGTTTGCCCCTGTGGTTGCCGATGCCGTAACCGAAATGGGCGCATGTTTCCGCAGTGAGGCCCCGGACTTTCAGGGCTTTGATGCTGGTCTCCAGGGGCGTGAAGGGCTTGGCGCTCATACGCCGTGCCCGCGATGGGGATGCATGGGCTTCGCCTCCTTCCGTTTTTTCATAGTGCCCGCAGGCGTGGCAGTAGCCGTGCCCGTCCGAGTAGCGGGCCAGGTTGTCCCCATCCAGGTCCAGGCCCCGCTCCCGGCAGGCCGGGCAGGGCTCATGCCGGAGGAAAACGCTCTCACCGGCGGGGAGCATGGATGGCCTCGAATGCCTTGCGGCTGCGGGCCGAAGGCTTGTGACTGAGCCAGTCCTCCGGCACAGCCGGGCCTTTGCAGCAGGGGAACCCGTGGGCCGAGGCCCATTGGGCGTAGGTCTGCCCGATCTTGGGGCTGGTTCTGGCCGTGAGGCTCTGGAAGATGAGCCGAATATCCAGATGGGGATACTGCTGTTTGATGAGCAGCAGCTTGTCCCGGTCCTCTTTGGGAAAGCGGCCCTTGGCCTCCAGCACGATGCACTGCGCGGGCAGCAGCCAGTCCGGCTTGTACACGGCGGTCAGATGCAGATCATATTGGATGCGGACGGGTTCGTAGAGAGCGCCGTGCGGGTCAAGGGCCGCCCCTACCTCGGCCTCGAAGCCGGAGCGGTAGCCCGTGGCCTTGCGCACGGCGTTCCACCGGGCGTATTGGGCGTAGCGGTTCATGGCCTAAAAGGGCACGTCGCCGTCATCGTCGTCGGCGCTGTCCTCGGAAGGCGTGGCCTGGGCCGCCTCGTCGCCCTTCACGTCCGCCGCATTGAAGCCGCCATCCACATCTTCTTCCCCAAAGCCATAGTCCGAGGCCGAACGCCCGCCGAACAGGTTCAGTTTGATGATCTGCACGGCGTCCAGGTACAGGGAAAGGCCGCCCGCGCCCTGGCCCTCCACAAAGTAGGGGGCACAGGTGAAGGCCACGCGCACCAGGGAGCCGTTGCCCGGTTCCTCCTTAAGCAGCACGGGCTGCATCATGGAGTCGAACAGCGGCACCTTGCGCTGCATTTTCGTGCCGTCGCGCTTTTCATAGAAGGCCGAGGTCTTGAAGCGAAAGAGAATGCGGCCCGTGGGCTGATCGTCCTTGTCGTATTCCTCGACGCCGAGCTCATTGAAGGTCATGTTGCCCAGCTTCTTGCGGGTGGCGGGCTTGAGTTCCCGGAATTTGTCCTCGGCTATGTTGCGGGCCATATCGATTTCCTCGGCCAGCATGCCCCGCAGTTTGTCGGCTGCGGCGGATTCCAGGGCCAGGGTGAGCTTGTAGCCGCCCTTGGGGTTGGGGTACTGCTCGGTGCCGTAATCCACGTTCACCACAGACGCGAACAGGGCCTCGCCCTTGGGGGAGGTGTAGCGGTTGCGTTTGGGCTTATCGTTTTTAGCCATGAAAGACCTCATTATGGATGTAGTCGCTGACAGCCGCGAACTCGGGGCGGCGTCCGTCAGCGTGGTTCATGCAGTTGCGGGCCATGCCGAAGAGCTCGTCAGGCCGGATGCCCGACGCTTCGGCCAGGAGCAGGGCGGCGCAGGCCGCGCCCAGGATTTGCGCGCCCCGGTGCGGGATGGACTGCGCCGCGTCGGCCACGCTCATGGCCGCTTGGGCGCATTGCCGCAGGGGGGCGTTGCCGGTCAGGTCGCGCAGGGCGGAAGTTGAGGGCGGACAGCGGATGGCCTGGGGGTGACGGGGAAATGTTTCGGACACGAGTATTCTCCTTGTTGTGGTGTGCGAAAGGCCGCAAACAAAAAGAGCCCCACACGCCGTTGGGGCGCATGGGGGCCTTCATAGAGTGCAACCTAATGCTTTGATTTCAGGGGTTATGCGAAGAAGAACAGGGAGTTGCGTACATCTTCCACACGCAGGGAGCCCATGCCCGGAACCGGCGGGAAGGGCGTTTGCAGCGTCGCCCGCTGTCGGGGCGTGAGCACGGCGGAAACTTCCCGCAGCCAGAGCGTGAGCATATTGTTGTCGCCGCCGAACAGGCGCACGAAGACCTCCCGCAGTGTGGCGGCCAGAGTTTCCGTGTCGGCGGCGTGGGTGCCGTAGCTGTCGTGGATCATGGCGAAGGAGCCGATGCCCCGGCGCAGACAGTCCCGCACCGTGAACATCAGGGCCGCCGCGTCCAGGGAATGCACGAAGTTGGGGGCGACAGCGGAGCGTTGCTTGGCGACGTTGAGGCTGTCCTGTTTTTCCTCATGCAAGGTCAGGTAAATCAGGTTGTCGCCAAGTTGGGTTTTGACCCGGCGCTTTTCCATATCCATATAGCGTTGGAGCACGGGCAGACCCGTGGGGCTGGTCCAGCGCAGGGGGTGCTTGAGTTTGGCAAGGATCAGCGCCGTGTCCTGGAGAAAGGACATGGCCTCGCGGGCTTTGATGACCGTGGCCCCGATGGCCTCCCAGATCAGGCCCGAGAGATAGAGGTTGAGGTGATGGAGGGAAAGGCCGTCCGGCAGGGCGCGACCGTCAAGTTTGCCGGTAAGCCACTCCTTTGTATATTTCCGGCAGGATTCGTTGGTGCCGCCGTAGGGCAGGACCATGACCTGGCGCTTGGTGGTCTTGCGGTCAATGCCCAGCCCGAGCAGGAAGCGGGCGCAGAGAGCGCTGTCGTAGAGTGGCCCCTCATCCTTCTTTCTGCCCTGTGCCGGGCCGCCGTGGTCCGCGTCGTGTTTCAGGACCGCCCGCACCTTTTCCGCCACGATGCCGTAAATGTCCTGCGGCTTTTCCGTGGGCGTGAGATTGACGGCGTGGCCGCCCACCGCGTCCCGCAGCATCAGGGAGTAGATTTGCAGGCCGTTGCAGGTGCCGTCCAGGGCAATAGGCAGACGGGAGAGAAAGCCCAGGCCCTCGCGCACATAACCCGCCCACTCGAAGCAGAAGGCCAGGAAACAGAAGGGCGCGTCCGCTTCCATCCACCAGCCGTCCGCCAGGGGATCGGCGGCCTGGGCCAGAATGTGCTCCTGATGTTCCAGCACCCAGGAATGACGCTCGTCCAGGCTGACCTTGTCGTTGCCCCAGGTGTTGCTGCCGTGGATCGCCAGCCAGCGCACGGCCTTCATATCGCCCAACGGCTTGCCTTCGGAAAAGCGTAACAGGCCCTTGGCGAGGTCCGTGCCCTGCGGGTTCAGGTAGGTGGGCACGGCGTAAATCCGGCCCCGGAAGTCCAGTTGGTAGGGATAGTAGAAGTGGTGCTCGCGTTGGAAGCGTTCGGCCAGAGTCAGAATTTTCGCCACGGTCAGCCGCCGGGAATTGTTGGCGACGTTCTTTTCATGGATGCGCAGGGCGGCGCGCTTCCAGTCCGCCAGTTCCTCCGGGGCCAGAGTGTCCAGGCAATCGTGCTTGACGTAAGCCGTGGCCGAGTCCGTAATGTCCGCGCCGCAGACCGGGCAGAGCGGCAGACGCCAACCGTCGCGTTTGGGCAGGCCCGCCACGTCGCCGCCGGTCACGTCCCAGAGCCGCCGGGCCACCTCCAGCACGGGGGCGTTGATGCTCCAGGCCGTGTTCTGCATGGCGTTGACCGCCATAAGCACGTCTTTCAGCTCGCCGTTCTGGATGCGCCGGTCCAGATCGCGCTGGTAATCCATGTCCCCCAGCTTGACCAGAGAGAGCGGGCGCGTGTCGTCCAGGGAATAATAACCGCCGCCCCCGGCCCCGCGCCAGGGTTTGGGGGGAACGATAGTGGGCAGATAGTCCGGGTACATCAGACCGGCGGTTTCCCGGTGGCGCTGGAGCCAGTCCCGGCAGGAAGGGGACAGCTCCAGCGTATAAACCCATCCGGAGGAATCAGCGGCGCTGGAAATCCGCCTCCCAGGCAGGGGGCGTCGCACCAGATGGAAAATTCCCGTGGATTCCATGATGAGTTCAAGCATTTTCTGCCCCAGGTGCAGGCAGTCCGGCCTTGACCAGGGGCGGAAGGCTACGGTGCCGGATTTGCCGAAAGCATACGACAATACCGTACGCCGATACTTCTGGGAGCTGTGCCCCTGGATATGCCGTTTGGTCATCTTGTAGCGGGGGGTGTCCTGGTCGCGCAGGGCCAGAACCTTCTTCTCCAGCTCCAGGGCGCGGGCAATGTCCACGGACACGGCCTGCATGGTGATGTCGGGGGTGGTCATGCGGTCCAGGGCCTTGCGCAGGGATATAAAGGCGGCCACTTCCGGTTCAATGCCCGCCAGCAGCCCCACCGAGGCGTGACGGCGGCCCGCCCGGCCCGTGGCGGCCTGCTCCTGAAAAGCCCGGATGGCGGCGGCCAGTGGTTCCACGCCGCGCTTGAGCAGCATGTGGCCGTAGCTGGTGGCGGCTTCGTTCCGGCGTTCCTTGGCGGCCTGGATAGTGTGCAGCCAGCGCGCCCGGCCTTGGGTCAGCATTTCTTCCTCCAGGGCGAGCTGGCGGTTTATTAATTCAGGGCTAATGCAATGGGCGCAAAAATCCCCGGAGGCTTGGCCGTTAGCTTCCTCCTTTTGCTGGCAGGCGGGGAAGTGGGGGCCGGAGGGGCGCGTTTCAGGGCTGTGGATCATGCTTTTTACTCCTAGTTTAATAATTTCAATATGTTATGCTTATATAAAGGGCGTAAAAAAGCCCCCTTGGCGAAACTCAAGGTCAGTCAAGGGGGCGAAAAGCCTCTATGCGGGCGGATTTTCAGGCCGCCGGAGCCGTTTCGCGGTTGACGAAAGGCCTGGCTGTGGTTAGCTTGTGTCGTGCATGATTAACCTCCTGCGAAAAGAAATACGCAAGGAGGTTGTTAGTTTCAAGGTAATTTTTAGAGAAAAAAGTGAATGATCTATGGGCGCTTTTGCTAAGTCAGCTTCACGACAGACTAATTTTCAGGGGTCGGCATGGTAGAGAAAGCGAACAATTTTGACGTGCAGTTTGAGCGCATACTGAAAGCCACCGGCAGTTCCTCCGATGCGGAACTGGCGCGCAAGCTGGGCATTTCGCCGCCTTCCGTGACCGGGGCCAAGCAGCGGCGCAGCATCCCGCTCACGTGGTTGAAAACGGTTGCGGAGGTTTACGGCGCGTCGCTGGACTGGCTGATGACAGGAAAGGGTTCCCAACCCTTAGTGGCGCTGGCTAAAGCTATGGAGCGCCGGGCTGCGGAGATTTCTGAGGAAATGCCGGGGCAGCCGGATTATGTCCGCAGCAGGATGCGACAGGAAGGTTTTCCAGACTGGAAGGTGGTCACAAAGCCTTCATCCGTGCCGTACAGCTTTGAAGATGCGCCCCCCAGAAAAGAGAAGGCCCCGCAGTCGGATGTGGACATGATCTTCATTCCGCTGGTGGAAGCCTGCCTGTCCGCAGGCTCCGGCAGCCTGGAAACCAGCGCGGACAGTGAGCGCCGCTATGCATTTCGTTCGGACTTTCTGCACCGCAAGGGCAATCCCGATGCAATGGTGCTCATGCGGGTGTCGGGCGATAGCATGGAACCGGAAATCAAGAACGGCGATGTGGTTCTGCTGGACCAGAGCAAGCAGCGTATCATGGCCGGGCGCTTTTACGCGGTCGGTTTTGAGGATGCTATTTACATCAAGCAGATTGATATGCTGCCCGGAAAAGTGGTGCTGCGCAGTCTTAATACCACCTATCCGCCTGTGGAGTTGGATGTGCGCGAGGACTTGGCGACGCAGTTCAGGGTAGTTGGTCAGGTTCTCTGGGTCGGAAGGGAGTATCATTAA